CTGCTCTTTAATGCGGATACTACGTTGAACCTCTTTTGTTTTAATTTATAATTTTGGAGTGAAATAATATATGGCAAGGAATTTTGATTTTCTTAACAACTTGTTCTTAAGCAAGGAAGCAATTAAGACGATCTCCCTTATATTAGAGGGAACTGTTAGTGGACGTGATGATATTTTCGAAACCCCAATTTCTGCAGCACGTGGATCAAAACACGTCCTTCAAGGTTGGACTGATATCTACAATGCTAACAAGGGAACACTCTCTGAAGAGTTGCAGTCATTGGAAGCGTCTCAAATTTCTAAATTCGGACCCAGAAGTATTGCTGTACCATGGGAGGAAAGGAGAGAAGGTGTTCTTTCTTACTTCGGAGAAGGACCTAAGGTAACACTTAGTTCTTACGATGCACCACGCTCGGTCTTGAGGCCTTTATCTTTAGATAAAGCCATTACTTATATGAAAAATTTAACAAACTCTGGTCTTCCGTACATGGTACGCAAACGACGTGTAAAAGAAGAAGCCGTTGATAACTTTGATAAATTATTAACCAGAGTTGATCCATGTATGTTGTTCACGCGCACTCAAGAGAATAAGAAAACGCGAACCGTCTGGGGTTATCCTATCGCAGATACTTTAATGGAATTGCGTTACTTTATACCACTTTTGAGTTATTCTAAAAAGGCAAGACATCGATCGGCAGTAAACGGCCCAGAAGCCGTAGATCGTGCTATGACTGATCTTATCTTAACGGCGGTTAAGAAAGATGAACACTTAGTGAGTATAGATTTCTCAGCTTACGACTCGTCATTGAAGTTGGGATTACAGAATATTGCTTTTCAATATATCAAAGATGTTTTTCAGAAAACCCCAGAAAATGAGAAATGGCTTGATTATATTGCTTGGCGCTTTGGGAATATAGGCTTAATTACACCTGACGGTGTTAAGGACGGTCCCCATGGTACACCTTCTGGCTCTACATTCACATTAGAAGTAAATTCGATAACTCAAATACTTATCGCCAACACCTTCGAGGACATTGCGAATACAGAATTCCAAGTTCAAGGGGACGACGGTGCGTACTCGACGGATAATCCA